GGCGTAGCCGATTATCATTCGCTGTATGTCAATAAATTGCCTGCAGCCACGGTCACCGCCTTAATCGTCAAGCCTTGTGGCGCTCTCACGATCATGCCAGTCTGCCATTGGAAAGAACTGGTGAATCCTAGCAATGTCAGCAAGTTGCGATCTAACTCATCCGTCAGCGTGCTGATGGTAGTGCCGGCTAAATTGATCACGATGAACTTGATCTTCTGATTGGTCAGCGATGCTGCACTTGCACCTGTTCCTGTATTACCAACGACCCGGATGTTTAGTCCATCCGTCATCATGTCCTGCGATACTGTACTCATATTGTTGTTTTTTAGAAATATACTTTAGGTCGGAATTTCACAAACGGAATGCCCCCACGGGATGTCAAAATTTAAGGCCGCAGTCCACCCGGCTACCTTGTCATCCCTGGCCTCCACAAATCGGGTTAAGCTCACACTATCCTGCAGCGTCCAGGTCACGGACGGATCATTGGTCAGCGATGCGATAAAGTCCTGGGCCGTGCGCAGTTGATCACTCAAGACCTCATCTTCATTATCCGTCCACCTGATCACCACGCTTCCACTCACCGTCGTGTCCAGGTTGCGCAGATCCTCAACGCGGTCCATCCAATAGCATTGCACGGTTAAGGTGATGATCCCTCTCCCTGCTTGAGCGCTCAACACGTCGGCAAAGACCAACGGATAGGCGATGCGGTCTCTATCGCTGGTCCTTAGATTGATTACATTGTCCGTCCCGATTGCGATTGGATCGCCGGTCCCGAAGCTGTTGACCTGTGGATGATTGACAGCCCTGGTCATTAGCGCATTCTTGATGCTTACCCACATATTTCTGCAGTTTTATTACGTTGTTCTTGTGCGCTCCCATCTTAGCAGTTATCGCATCCATACCATCCTTCATCGCGGTATCCGTACGGCATATCCAAGCCAATGCCGCGCATCCTGTATCCACGATCCAGCACCATCCCTGTGCGGTAGTTCTGCGCGTTGGGATAGATCGTGTCAATAGCCACCGTTGGGCTGTTGAACAGCGGATAGTCGGTGCGGTTCTCCATCAAGTACCTGGTGATCCTCTCGCTGTACCACTCCGCGTCGCTCTTGGTTCTATCCATCAGCCGGGTGATTTCATCGACGTTCATCGGTTGGCTTTCGGTGCTACTCCTGCGGTCCATGCCTTTGTTCATGTATTTGAACGCCAGGACCATCGGCAGCTCAAATTGCAGCCACTGCACCAGTGCCGGTTGGATGTAGTCCTCAAGCAGCGTTTGATTCAACGCGCTCACCGTGCTGGCAATGATCTGCGCTTTGATTTGATTGTACAGCGGCGATCCAACAATCGGTTGAATGCGCATCTCCTGAACTTTGATCAGCGTTGGCCGGATCATCGTGTAGCTGACGTTTTCGTTGACGATGCTATTGTCAAGCAGCGTTTGTTCGGATATGAATAGTGCCTTGCTCATCTGACTGCAGTTATTGTGTTGCCCTTTCTGATTACGCTGATCTGATCCCACACGTGGCGGCACTGCGGCGTTCGGATGTCCGCAGGTCCAGGTTGCCGATACCATCCACCCCGGCGCGACCAAACGCTGTACCCCATGATCTGACTGATTTGGTTGATCTCCTCCCGGGTGTACACCTTGCCGGCCGCCGCCATGTCCAGCATAATCTTGCAGAATTCTCGGCTAGTGCCTTTATCTGCATTGCTGAATCCATCGGCCCAGGCGTATCGGTAGCGCATCTCGATCACCACATCTTTGGCCGGTGCTGGTTGATTCTCCTTCCGGATGATGTCAATGGTGCGCCTAATCGGATAGCGCCCCTTTTCGATCAGATATGCCACCCTTTTGCGGATGCGGTTCTCGCTGACTTTGAACTCCCGTGCCATCTCTTCAACAGTCGCATCCAGGTGACGCTTCCGGTACTTGATAATCTTGTCATCTAGTTCCTTTTCTTCTTCACCAAGCGCTGCAAATGCCTGATCGCGGTTGCGGTCAAGATCCTGATCCAAATGACCAGTCATATGCAGGTGCTGACTGTGCAGCTCAATATATTCGCTTGCCTGGCTGCCGAAGGTGGACGCTAGTCGATGCAGGATCTCACCCTCCTCATGACCCCAATGGCTGTATGCATCATCATCATCCGCGCTGAACTCCTGCTCATTCACGCCCAGGAATGCATCTACCTGCTCAGCAGTCAATCCGAAGCCAGCACCCAGCATTGTGCGGGCCTGCTCCATGCTGATCTTGCCCTGACCGTAGTGGCGCACTATCCGCATCAGGTTCTGATACTGCCGGCCGGATAGCGTGCGTATTGCCTCGTTTATAGGCTCGCTAGCGGCTTCAATTTCCGCCTGTGGCTCATCCACCTGCCCCGCTGTTTTCAGTGGCTCTAGACCCGCCTTTTCGCGTAATTCATCGGGGGTCATGATTTGCAGTAATGCTGCTTCGCTCAGCTGCTCGGTGATCGGCTCAACTGGCATCAGCGTCAATCCTTCGATGCCATTGAATGACGCCAGGTAGTTGATGTTGCGCTCCACACGCTTCACCCGGTCATCGACGTAGGTGTTGGTGAACAGCTCATACGCTTCGACTAGTTCCTTGCGGCCACCTAGCTGCCCTTCAGTTTTCACGCCAAACAGCATCGGGTTGGTGACGCGGTGGCTGATGAATATCTCCTGTTGCACGGTCTTATTCAACACTTCAAACTGCTTGTCCATATCGCTCGGCGTCAATGGCAGCATGGTTGGTGCTTTATTGGCATCGTCGTTGAAGGTCACCACAAAGCGGCCAGCATTGTCGGTGCCGCTAAACTTTCGCTTGATTTGCCGCTCGATGTCCACTTGCTCCTCGGGTGTTGGGATGCCGTTGTTGAAGTTGATCAGATAGCCACCCCAAAAGTTGTTGCGCAGATTGTTGTTGTGGAAGTTGGCGATCTCGACGTCCGCTTCAATCCACGCCAAGCCACCTAGGTACTCAGGCAGCGGATAGTATTTGACGCCCGCTGAATAGCAGCGGTAGTAGTATAGTTGCTTACCGATCCTGTTCTCAGGGTCAAATGCCGGGATGCGCTCAATATCCTCGACCTTCGGAAATTGACGTATCATTTCCTCATTGTACCAATCCGCGATCTGAAACATCTTTTCCTTCTTGTCCACCCTCACCTTTTCAAACGCAACGTGTTCCATGCGTGCGATGGTGCCGCCACGCGACCAAGTGATCGCAATGGCCATGCCGTTGTATAGCTCGAAGTCCAGCACCAACTTCTGCGTCAAGTCGTTTAGATCGTCTTGCTCATTAGCATCTGCGATGAACTTCTCTTGCAGCGCCCTTGTCTCGAGCGTTCCCTTTTCGTCACCCTGCCAGCCGCCACCAATGATGTAGCTGACCTTGCCGTTGACGATTGCGTTGTGCTTGGATGATCGGCGGTACATGTTCAGCAGGTAGTACGGATATTCGTTTTCCAAGCCGTAGCCGATGTAATCGTAGCCTTGCTGCTCGACCATGACTGGCACTTTGTGTGCAAATCCTGGCCATGCAAAAAAGCGTTGTTGTCCTTTTTTATTGATAGACGGCATAGTCGATAGTGTTGTTTTGTGCTATGTATGTTTCGGTGGCGGGTTCGATGTATGCAAGACCTGTCTCCACGACCTTCGGCGTTCCCATCACGAATCTCCGCATCGCTCGCGTGTGGCGATTTTCTTGTGATCGGTGGTGGTTATGGCCTGTACCGTTATTAAAGTCGATAGTGGCGGCAACGTTAGGCTCGCCGTCAATTGCTGTGCTTGACCAATAGCGTTGCTTTGTGAAGTTGCCCAATCCAACAGCGGCCAACTGAATGTACATTTGCGACAATTCGCCAACGCTTGGCAAGAACCAATCGCTATACCCGTTCAGGGTCAAATCGCTGCAAATTCGCGCACTTATACCCGATTGGTCGCATGATTCAATGATTGTTTGTGTATTGCCAGCACCTGCTCCAATCAATCCTGAATAGACGTCAATGTCAAGACCCTCACACCCCCACGGCGCTTTGTCGCTTTGATCTGCCGCCGCGCTGATGTAGGCATAGCCGCCATCTTCAAACACGAACAGGCCGCCGCCAAGGGTATCACCTGCCGCGTAGCCGTTAGCATCTTGCAACACCTCGTATTTGTACTGCCCCTTCTCCAATGCGCCAAGCGTGAAGGTGAAGCGGTCATATCTCTCCTCATAACTGCTCGCGTTGCTAATCGCGTCAATGTACACCACCGTGCTGGTGTTCTTGGCGATGTTGGTCAGTATCAACTTGTAGATGGTCGCGTTGGTTGCGCGTTCAGTCCATGTCACATTGATCGTGTTGCTTTGGCTAGCTTTCAGGTATAGCATATACGTGTAAATATACCTTTAGCCGCGATTTCCCAATTTCCGGTACAACTCCGCACGTCGCTTGGTGGTCTCGACAATATCAAACTGCTTCCTCACATCCTGGCTGAGCTGACTAGCCAACGCCTGACGTGTCTCAGGCTCGTTTGTCAGCATCCTGATCGCTTTGTACCATCCGCTTTTATTCTTGTTGTACGGAATGACAACAGCATTCTCCATGTGTCGCACTACATCGGTGTAGGGCGCTTTCTCCGAGCAGATCATAGCCTTGCCCATCCATCCTGCTTCAATGATCTTCAACTCGCTCTTAAGGCCGTTAAATAGCGTATCTCGCAATGGTGCCAATGCCACATTCACGAAGTTGTAACCACCGACGTAGCTGTAGATGTCCGCGGCCTGGATCCTGCCGTAGTTGGGGTTCCTGCCATTAAAGCGGAAGATGCGCTCATATTCCGTGTAGACCGGGTTGTTGTCATTCCAGCCGCCCAGGTATAGTTTGTACCTGCCGTCCAATTCCTTGTCTCCTTCAAGTTTACCCATGGAATCATACAGCATCTCAATGTCCTCCGTGTGCTGAGCGCCACCAAACCAGCCAAACTTCACCAGTTCTCTTTCCATCTCCAACTCCGGCACTGGCGTGAACTGCTTGTAGGGTTCGTACGGAATGTTGGGCAAGATCGTGACCTGGTCATTCAACTTCCGCACGTAAGCGGCCAAATGCTCAGTCGTGCAGGTGACGTGATCGGCCAAGCGGATTGTCTCCCGGATCATGTCGGGTGTCTTGTTCTTCAGGTACATCTGATAGTAGATGTGGCCAGTGCCAAGCTCCCAATAGTCATCCATGTCCAGGATGATCTTGGCGCCATTGCTGGTCAGCGCTTTGTGGACTTTCTGCACCTGCTCAATGGTACCCTGCACCCACGTGCGGTTGAACAGGAATAAGTCAATCGTCTGCAGTTGCTCGTCGCTAATGGTGCCAATATTTTCGACGCTGACGAAGTCAAACTCAGGGTAGTTATCGCTGACCGCCGCATTCGGCATTTCAAGGCGATAGAACGAACAGCCAGTCGGGTGCGCATTGTAAACGATGCAGATTCTCATTGTGCAGATTTAAGGGGTTTGGTTGTGCAAAAATAAGAAAGCCGGTACGACCCTAAACGTACCGGCTTTCACCCAAACGAAACTACAACAACTATGATCCGCTAATCTGCGAGGTACTTGTGATACCACTCAGCAATGTGCCACTGACCAGGTACATCGGCTCAACCTCCATGCCGGTCAGCGTTATGTCATATCCTGAACGATCCCCAAACGCCGTGCCAGTTTGCGCTGTGCCTGCGCTCATGTCACATCCATTGGCCGCACCGAGCAACCAATAGCGATCGTTCTGATCTCTCACGATTGCCAGCACCCTGTTGCGTGCCAACAACCTCAACTCATTACGTACAGCGACCTGCAGTTTGTTGATGATGAACTGCACGTCCTGTTGGTAGAATACCGTGCCATTTTCCAAGCTGACGTTC